GCCGGAGTAGCGGGATGCGTGGCCGTGGCAGACCGCGCGCAGACGGCCGGGATCGTCTACTTGCTTGGCGAACGGCCAACGGTATCCGGCGCGCGAGCATCGTATCGGGACGGCGACGTGCCTTGCCGATATGACCTCACACGGCGTGGCCTGCGCTGGTCCTGCGAGATCGCGACACCGCGAAGGACCCACACGTATCGGGTGCAGTTCCGGACGTTCGGCTCTCCCGGGGCGTTGCGTCGAGCCAGACGTGGCCTCAGGGCGACCGCATTCGGCATCTCGGCGCCGACCGTGACGGGCGCCAACGGCCGTGACTACACGCCGGAAGATTCCGGCTGGGAAGTGTCGGCTGGCGAGCTGGTTTGGACCTTCGACGACTCGGGTTTGCCGTCGGAGGCGTACCCGTACGAGATCGACCCGTCGACCACGTTTTCGGTGGCGGCGAGCGGGGACGACGCGACAGTCTACGGGGAGGGCGCTTCCTACCCACCGTCAGCTACGGGCTGCGAGGCCGCGACGGAAACGCGGCTGAAAAACTTCCGGTCTGGCGGCGGCAGTCCGGCCTATCAGGTCTACAACTCGTTGATGCGCTGGGACACGTCCGCCTTGGCCGACGATGCGACGGTAACGGGCGCGACGCTGCGGGTGCGAGTGACGTCGGTTTACGACAACGACGGCGACCGCTCGTTCACGGCCGACTGGTACGACTGGGGCTCGTCGTGCGACACGGGCGACTACTCGGCGACGGCGCAGACCAACGCGCACGCCGGGACTGACCTCGGAACCATTTCGACCGGCAGCAAAGATTTTGCGCTGACGAACGTGGCGGCGAACGTGTCGCTGACCGGCTACACGTACCTCCGCGGCCATATCAGCGGCGGCTCGCCGAGCTACGGGAACGCTGTCAACTGGGCCTCGTATGATGACACGTCGTACGCGGAGCCGCAGTTGATTGTCGACTACACAGCGGGCGACCCGACGGCGACGTTCACGCCTACGTCGACGCCGACTGTAACGCCGACTCCGGCCTACCAGTGCGCGACGGTGACGGAGACACCGGACCCATCATGGACGCAGACGTTCACGCCGACGGCCACAGCAACGGCAACGCCGAGCTTTACCGATACGCCAACGCCAACATCAACGCCGACCGTGACGGCAACGCCGACCGAGTTTTACCAGTGCGCAACAATCACGCCTACGGCGACGCCTGACGTGACGGTCACGGCGACTGTCTACTACGAGGCCGAAGGATGATATACGTATCTGCACCCGCCGGGGGGCGGGCACACCACGGGGGGAGATTGGACCGTTTACGTGAAAGTCTCTGGTGCTCAACTCGAACCCATCATGTTCTTTTTCGGTGCGGCTGCGCTATTCTGCTTGTCGGCGCTCTACTGGTACTGGTGCCGCTGCTAGCGGGCGCGCAGTCAACGCCGACATCAACGCCGACGCCAACTGAAGCGCTCCAGCCGCTGCATTACACGCCACCTCCGGGTGTAACGGAGATCCCGGCGCTCCGCGCCTTACACGCAAAGGCGTACTCAGATGGGCGCGTGCGAATCAGCTCTGGTCCATTGCACTTCTGGGATGCCGCTAATGAGCGATGGCGCAATCTGTATCCCGTCCTCGGCTCGCGTGGCACAAACCAGTGGGCAGCGGATTCCGCGTGGTATCAACTGGCAATCGACGACGACGGATTGGAGACCGCACCAGATAATCGAGGGGCATTAAAATGGCTGTTTGGCAAGCGGTGGACGCGCCTTTCCGACCAAAGTGCAAGCGTAACATTTGGAGGCTTGACGTGGACAGTAACGCTGTCGCGTACGTCATGGGAGCTGCGGTCTAGCGATATTCCGCGCCGAGTTGGGCCGCGATCCGTATCATTCTCGACTGAACGCCTCGGGTCGATGAGCGACTTGGCGCTTGATGCCGTGACGGGTGATCTTTACAGCGCGGCGATGGGGCTGTGGATTCGGAAGCCGCTATTGGCCGGTGCAGATGACGTAATTTATCCGTTATGCTCGTGGGGGATTGACGCGAGCAAAATCACCTTGTCGTGCGACGACACAACGCTGCCGGATTCGGCTCTGCCGTATCAGATTGATCCCACCACTGTATATGTGTCGTCGGCAGACTGTGCGGATGCTGGTTCCACATACCGACTATCGTCTTGCAGTGACGGTGCGGATGATTGGACAAGCCCAGCAAACTGCACCACCTCCAATAACTTGAACACGTATTTCAATATAACGGGGACAGGCATCAGCAATGCACTCTACCCGGTATCTGTAGCACCAACACCAAATACTACCGCAGCCCAAATCTCTGCAATACCCGACGATGCAAAGGTGGTAGGCATTCAGCTCTACGTCGAGAAAAAGGAGAACAACGCAGCCGCCAACTGCACAGACGAATGCGTTTTTATGGCTAACCTAACGCCAACTCCTGCGTGTGCGTCCAACAAGGCGAACACAAGCACGGAATGGGATACAAGTGATTCCACGGTGAGCTATGGTGGTGCAACCGACACATGGGGCTGTCCCACAAACCATCTGACCGGCGATGCGTGGAATGGTGGTACTGGGATGCTTGTACGGCCCTTTTTTAAGGGACAGAAAACTAGCGGTTCGACATATCAGTGCCAGATCGACACCCTGTATTGGGATGTCTCTTTCGAGACTGCCACGCCCACGGTCACGCCGACCATAACGCCCACTTTCACACCAACGTGGACTATCACACCAACTCCGGAAGGAACCAAGGCTTCGTTTTTTGTGTCTCATCAACGCGACATGGATAGGGTTGGTATTGATGAGGTCAACCAGCTTCCTTGGCCTATAGGCACTGCCACGCCTCGATGTTTGGGTACTCCTGTTGCAGCAGGTGGAAGCTACGGAACCTATCGTGGTTGGTTTATATTTATTGACTTCTACGAATACATCTGGCAGATGCTTTTGCAGTTTGACACATCTTCACTGCCAGATGATGCTATTATTACTGGCGCGGCGCTAAATGGCGGTTATGGCTCCGGAGTAGGCAGTATGCCCGGCCACAATATTATTGCCGACTGGCACGATTGGGGTGGTACTTGCAATGCCGCGGACGATTACGACCCAGATGCCCCAAGCAATGCAAATGCCGGTGTTGACTCAGCGTGGTTACAAGCCACAAGTTCAGTGCATCTCAGTCTGGCTAACGCTGACGCAAATATCAACCGCACTGGATTTACGCGACTGCGCCAAAGCCACGAAAACAACGATTACTCGGCGGGCTATTTGGGCAATGTTAGTTCGTATTGGTTTGGCAACATAGCCACACCCACTCGCGCGCCACGGATAGACGTGTGGTACGTGCTTCCAAGTGCGACGCCGACGCCGACCAATACACCGACGCCGACCAATACACCGACGTCGACCAACACACCGACGTCGACCAACACACCGACGTCGACCAACACGCCGACCAACACACCGACGGCGACTTCTACCCACACGCCCACGGCAACGCCGACGAATACACCGACGCAGACGCCCACGCCGCTCTATGGTTGCTGCGATTGCGGCACGGGGGCCGACTGCGTGGATCCGTCGATGCAGGACCCTCCGTGGACGTGCCCGGAAGGCTGCGAGCTGATTGACAACGCGGTCTGTCTCCCGACAGGCTAAAGATTATTCGGAGGAAACAAAATGTCAGTTCAAGCTGTAAGTTTTTTTGACGGACCAAATGTTGACGCATTTTCTCGACTGCGCATTTCCAGCAACAACACTGACTTTGATTCGAAGATGTCTCATGACAAGCAACCTCTTTTTTGGGATGAGGTAGTAACGGGTTCTGGGGCGTCTTCAGTTGTTTCCGATTCCGAAGTAACCATGAGTGTTACTGAATCGGGAGACTCCGTTGTCAGACAAACTTTTATGCGCTTTCTGTACCAACCCGGTAAGAGCAAACTCATAGAAATGACAGGTACTCTTGCACCAGAAGACGGCGTAATAAAACGTTGTGGCTACTTCGATGCGAATAATGGAATTGGATTTGAAATGCGAGACGGAGCTGCCTTTGGGTTCATTCGCAAAGGTGGCGTTGATAGCTACACAGAATTGAATCCATTTGCGGTATACGCCGAAAGTATTTCTCGTGGATTTACAGACCCGGTGATTATTGATTGGACAAAGAGCCAAATCTTGTTTTTTGACTTTCAATACTTAGCTTTGGGTCGAGTACGTTGGGGTGTGAACGTTGACGGTCAACCTTTTTACTTAGATCAAAATTTACACGCAAATCGGGAAGTTGGACCTTACATGCTCAGGTCGAATCTCCCACTGCGCTACGAAATTGAGTCGACTGGTGGCGCAGGCTCAATGACGCAGATTTGTTGTGGATGTTTTACGGAAGGTGGCACGGATGAAACTGGAATTCTCCGATTTCACTCCAATGGAATTACACATGTAGATGCTACTACTGCTGGAACAAACTATTTGCTTGCTGCAATCAGACTGAAGTCAACACACTTAGACGGAATTATTTCACTGCAATCTGCTAGTGTGATTTCTTTGACGAATGATAACTTTTTTTGGTCTTTGCTTCTGAACCCAACTATTGCTGGCACACCAAGCTGGACATCAAAAGCAAACTCTTGTGTTGAAACTACAGTTGGTGCTACTGCTAATACTGTAACAGGAGGTGTTGATATTTACGGACAATATGGGTACATGCAATCGGCTGTATCTGGGCAATTAAACTTTAAGTCAACATTGCGAGCTGGAGCAAAAATTGATGGAACTGCTGATATTTTAGCTTTGTGTTTTATGCCTCTTGGTTCTGGCTCAGTGAACGCTGACGCTTTAGGCTGTATCGGTTGGCGAGAAATTCTATAAATGTTGTTTCCTTGCTTTATTATGTATGCTATCATTGGTTCAAGGGCTAAAAATGTACGAATTTCTTTTACGCCTGTGGTCTAACCAATCGTTTTTTGAGCGCATCGCCAGATCTATACTACTTATTTCTGCCGGAATTGTTGCTGATTCTTTTCCCGAAGCTCCAAGGTGGGTTTTGCCTCTGCTACTTGGTTTGGCCGGAATGATTCACGCTGGAGACAAAAACATGCAATCTCCAAGCGAAACTGATAAGCACAAGGGACTACAATGAACGGTAATACGTTTATTGAAGTGTCGTCGTCTAGTGCTGCTGTTAACTTTCCTGTAGATCTTCCTCCTCCTTGGTTTGGCATCACACTCGGAAGCTATTGGCTTAGTGGTACTGCATGTTTCGTTGTAGCCTTAGTATTGTTGTATGCTGGATGGCTTAGACGTGGGCCAAACGATATTGGAATTGCACTTTTGGCTCTCGGCCTTTTTCTTTTTTCAGATGCTGCCTGCCAGCTTTCTCTTGGTTTTATTTATTGGAACTTACTGCACGGGAATACTGAGTGGTCTCTGATACATTGGGTTAGATCAGTAGCCGTTCTTGTACGGGTAATTTTTTCTGTATGGGCAGCTTCCTCTGCCATAGAAGCAATCCCACGACTCAAGTTGTGGCCTACTGAGCAGTCAATATGGGAACACTCCCAAGAGGTAAAACAAAAGCTGCTCCGCATAGAAGAGGACTGCGGTCGATGTCGAGCGCAAATGGCAATCAAATACGGAGTGCGCTTCGATGACTCCTCCCCTCCCGAATGATTTACACGCGCTGCATTCTGACCTTGTATCCTTACGGGTTGAAATGGCAGGACTTAACACAACAATATCTCAACTGACAAGAATTGTTAGAGATGGGGATGGACATCCTACTGGATCCCTCGTCACACGGGTGGCGTTGCTTGAACGAGCGGTAGAAAGTTTGCACGCTGATTCTAGTAGACAGGAAGTAAGACGTTGGCAGGTAGTTACAAGCTTGATTGCTGCTGGACTTTCTCTCATTGTGGCAATTTTTTCTGCTACGTGGAAATAATTTTAACCTAAAGGAGGACTAAAATGTTACAAACCCGAAAAAGTAGTTTTATTTTTTTGCTGGCATTTTTGCTGGGCTGTCAGGCTATCCAAGATATTGCTAAGCCTTTCAAGGACGATCCAGCGTATTCTATTTTGAAAGTTGTCAAAGAGCAAATTTTAGCGATCAGAACTGAAGTTTTTATCCCCCTAGATCTTGAGTCCAGCCAAGGCCTGTGTGACGAATTTCGCTGCGAAACTTGGCGACAAGTCGACGCGGGTATCACGGCATTGCACAATTCCACCATTGAAGTTTTGGATGGGTTAGAAACTGGTCAAGAGCGCATACGACTTGCGCGAGGTGTGGCTGAAAACTTTATTCGAGAACTTCAAGGTTTGCAAATGCTGGATTTCGAAAACACCCAGTACTATGAAGCTTCCATCCTTGCTTTGAAACTTGCAATAGAAACTTTTGGAATCTTTGAAGACTCCAGTTCTAACTCTGAACAATTTCGAATCGTTGGAAAGAGGGGTGAGGTGTAGCAATGGCTGATTCTAATTTTGGTGGCAAAGATCTTCTCGGTTTGGTCAGCAGCCTATTGTCTGTAGCCTACATTGCTGCTCCCGGAAGTGACATTGCAAAGTTTGCGATTATCAGCGCAAGAGCCTTAGTAAAAGCTCTTGAAGACTTGATGTCGGGGAACAGTAACAACTTAAATGATCTGAAACTTCCTAGCTACCAAGAAATGCTCGAAGATGCTCTAGCCAAAAAGCAAAAGTAGTTTCATGTCAAACTTTCAAGCTGCATACAACCGAACCGTCTTGGTATACGAGGGCGGCTACGCTAAGGACCCTAAGGATCCCGGGGGCGAGACGTACAGAGGTGTATCAAGAAAGCACCACGGAAATTGGGCTGGATGGAGCTTGATCGACACGTGGAAACGGTCAAAGTCATTTCCCGGTTGTTTGGACAAAGATGAAAAGCTGCAAGACCTCGTAAAAAAGTTTTACTTGGAATTCTATTGGAACCCATTGCAGCTTTCTCTGAATCCCGTAAATATTGTAGCTCAAGAATTGTTTGATAGCGCGGTACACCAAGGAACCACAACAGCTACGATTCAGCTCCAGAGAAGTCTGAATGTCTTGAACAAGAACTCAAAGCTTTGGTCTGACTTGAAAGTTGATGGTCAGTATGGTGCTAAGACACACGAAGCTGTCATAGCTTGCTTGAATGAAGTTCCAGTTTCATTGCTGCTTACTCCAGTTCGGGCACTTCGCGTTAGCAGGATGATTGAGTTGATAGAAAGAAATGAAAACCTAGAGCGGTTTTCGGCTGGATGGTTCGCTCGCGTGCCTTGTTGGAGTTTGGATCAGCATCAAACATCTTAACGCTAGTTCTTCGAAACATGGCGACCTACAATTCAGGAACTCACTACGGGGCAAACCAACGATACGGCAGCGACGATGTGCAAATACGGTTCTGGAAAAAACTACGGTTCTGGACTTCATTATGGAAGTTGCTCAGGGACAGAAGTTACGGAGTCGGAGTGGTCTCCCCTACTGGGAGGTAATCATTTCGGGCAAGATTGGCTCATAGCTTCTGACTTGGTTATTTCCGGAGAGCACATAAACGTCGGGAACTTCTATGTTGCTCCCGGAGTTGTTGTAAATGTTCAGCCCTATTCTGGGTCTGCCTATGGCTACAGCACTGTAAAATGCCGAAGTGCTGAAATCCTCGGGAGCCTCTCCGGGTCGTTTGCCGGATTCACTGGTGGAGGTGGAGGAGGCGGGGGTGGAGGCGCCGGTGTCAGTTCTGGGGGATCAGGTGGTCTTGGGGGCGACTCTAGATACGGATCTGATGGAACCTCAGGCTCTGCCGGTGCCACAGGCACTGCTTCTCTAGGCGGTTCGGGTGGCGCCGGGGCTTCCGGCCACGGCACGTATGCTGGAGCAGGTGGCTCACCGGGCGTTTCCGGAGGGTCGAACGGGTCCTCGGGTACAGCAGGCGGGTATCTCGCAGCAGAGGGGCAAGGAGACGCAACCACAGACACTTCTCTCGTTAGAGGTTCGGGAGGTGGGGGCGGTGGTGGAGGTGCAGGTCAAAACACCGTTATTGGTACTATAACAGGAGGTGGTGGTGGCTCTGGTGGGGCGGCTGGTGGGTCCGGAGGGGCGTACCTCAAAATCGAGGCCTTGGGGCTTATAAAAATTTCTGGGTCCGTAATCAGCCACGGTGGTTTTCGTTTGTCTGGGTATTCCGGAAGTTCTGGAACCTTGAACGCAGGTGGATCTGGTGGATCCGGTGGCGCCACTGACGAAGAAGAGCCTAACGGTTCGGCAGGCAGCAGTTATCCGGGAGGCGCCTCTGGGGGTACTGGAGGAGCGGGTGGTAGGGGTGCCGGTGGTGGTATTCTCCTCTATACTTCTGGAGGCGCCGGACTAGTAGTATCCGGGACGGTAAAAAATTTAGGGGGAGGGACCGAAAGTGCAAATGGTGGGACTCTAAAAAAGTTTTACATTTCTGGAAAGAAGGCAGACACAGGTACAACAGCCACTGGTAGAGACTACAACAATGAGTCACTGCGAAGAGCTGAAATAAGCTAAAGGAGGAACCACAAATGATGGTCAAAATAACTCGACGCGATATTGTTTCTCTAAACTTTATTATTTCAAAACTTCGAAACAAAAGCAATCTGAATTCGAAATTTGTCTACGCACTTGTGAAAAACTCGAAGTCTATTGCCAACGAAATCGAGGCAATTCGTGCAGCCATCGACAACAAGGTCGATGGCTTTTCGGATTTTGAGAGCCAAAGACTGGCACTTTGCAAGAAGTACAGTTCGAAGACGGATAGCGGCGACCCTGAAATTTCGCTAGACGGAAACTATGTGATCGCCCCTGAGTTTCAAAAAGTTTTTGATGATGAAGTAAATGCTTTGCGTGAAACATTCAGCGATTGTTTGGCAGCAGAACAACGTAGAATCGAAGATCTAACAAAAGATTGGTTAAACGAAGAAATTGAAGTAAACATTCATCAAATATCCTCTGCATATCTTCCAGAGATTCTTTCATTTGATGAAGTTCAATCTTTGTTTCCAATGCTAACCGATAACTTGTGTGAGTGAGATGGCTAGATCACGAACAACTAAAACTTCTGCTGCGAAAACCGAAACCCCCGGCACTCCACGTAGAAATTTACGTCTGGAATGGGTTGATCCTAAAACTCTTTCACCAAATCCAAAGAACTGGCGCCGACATCCAAAGGTTCAGGTTGATGCTCTCGGAGGCCTGATCAAGCGTGGCGTAGGCTGGGCGGGCGCGCTGCTATACAACGAGCGAACCGGGCGATTGATCGACGGTCACGCACGTCGAAACCTAGACGTAGACGAAGTGCCCGTTCTGATAGGTAGTTGGACGGAAGAAGAGGAAAACACGATTCTGGCAACGCTAGATCCGCTCGCTGAAGCTGCTGAAGTCGATGAAAAGGCTTTGGCTGTTTTGATTGCCGACATGAAAATTGACGATCCCTCCGTCAACAAACTTTTTGAGCGCATGATGGAGGAAAACGCTCACCTGATGGACGAAGTTCAAAAGATTATAGACAGAGATTCAGACGCCTACTATGAATCCGAAGACAACACGATGGTAGATGACCTAGAGGACTCCACTGAAATCTCTGAAGCTCCAGCAATCTTTTTTCGGCCGGACGCAATCTTTGCTTCGTCAAACAAATGGGGCATTCCCGATTTGAAGACTGAGTTGCTCTCGACCGTTATTCCTACAGAAGTTCATGGTGGTGAGTCCTACGAGCAGGTCAAGGACCCGTCTAAGTGGCTGTTCATTCACGGGAAAGCAAAATTTACCCGGGAAAACGTCGAAGGTGGCGTTCTTTGTTTCTACTTAGAAGACGAAAGCTTTGATTCTATTTGGAACAACATTCCGGCTACAGTTGAAAAGCTTTACAGAACAAAATGGGGTGGCGTCGTAACTCCCGATTTTTCTGTGTGGGCTGACGATCCTCTTGCCGTGCAGATTTGGAATGTGTACCGTGCGCGTTGGTGTGCAAGGTACTGGCAAGACGCAGGAATCAAAGTTCTTCCAAATGTCTCATGGGCAGACAAGAGGTCCTTCGATTTTGCTTTCGAAGGAATTCCAAAGAACGCTCCTGTCGTAATCTGCCAATGCAGGTCTCTTGGGAAGACAAAGACCGACAAAGAGTTCGGAAGAAAGCGTTGGATCACTGGATTCACGGCTGCGATGAAAGCGCTTGAACCCCAGAATGTGTTGATCTACGGTGGAATAGAGCACAGGGGTTGGATTGAGTCTTTACTGCCGAAAATCAAGTTACCCAAGATTCACTATCTGGATTCTTGGATTGCCAAACGACGGGCAGCCAACTTCAGATTAGGTGAAGGATACCCATCTTAGGAAAGGAGGTAAGCATGAACGTTCCATACAGAGGCAAGGGTGGTGGTGGTTCCCGAGGACGTCGGGCCCGCCTGTTGCGTCTCGCACGAGTTCTTGCTATTCGTCGGGCGCGAGGTCTGTAATTCCACGCAACAGGGTTTAATCGACCCTTCCCCCACTTGTTGTGTGGAAAGCCACGAGGGTTATGCCCTCGTGGCTTTTTTCTTTCCCGCGTAAACCTCGATCTCGGTTGTCTCTGTTTTCGATTCAAACACGGGCAGACTTCCGTAAATTTTTTCTCTATCCAGAGTCTTGCCCAACCACCATGGCACGTAGTACCCAGAGTTCGGATACTCAGTCATGGAGAAACAACCAAGAGCAGGATCGTATACCATTCTTTTTTCGATGGCTACGAAGTGACCTGTTAGGGTGTGCATTGTACCTAGAAGTGTCACTGCACCCATGTAGTCCCGACCAACATAGTCATCAAACCAGTCGGCTAGACTAATCTTTTTCCAGCCATCAAATCTGTAAGTCTTTTGACTTTTTCCAAGCTTTTTCAAAAGCTTATGCAAGTTAGAAATAGTTAGACCACACTCTAAATTTTCGTTCAGAGAAATGGCTGCATTCAAAACTTCATCGTATGAGCTTCGTGTCAACATTGCTGCAACTGCAATACCACAGTCCCAGCTTTCTCTCTGTCGAATGAGCTTCATGCCTGTAATTTTAACACTCAGCGCTGACGACTGCAAGACTGAGCGCACCTCGATATGTAATGTTCGACGGGGGCATCGTGGATCTCGCGATAAGCCTTGTGTGGGAAAAGTGTCCAAAATAAACCGGCAAAATTTACGAGAGGTTCACCTATGTCAGTGAGAATTGAAAAGATTTCCGGGACGTATGCACAACTTCTGGCTTCCGAAAATGTTGTTTTGCAGGGAGACAAGATACTAACTTTCTTCCATCCGGCAGCTCGCTACAAAGCTAAGCATAAGCGTGGTGGATGGGACGGAAAAATTCACTTTCTAAAGTACCCTAAAGGATTTTTTCCTGTTGGGTTTTCCTACAGGTTGGCCTCTGAACTAAGAAAACTCGGACACTCAGTACAGCTATCCGGGTTTCGTATGCAGTGCGAACCTAGATTTCCCGAAAATCTTTTTGATGTCGATCTTCGTCCGTATCAAGTAAATGCTGCAAACATTGCCATGAAAAGTCTTGGTGGTGTTGCTCTTCAGATACCGACTGGTGGAGGTAAAACTTTAGTAGGCGCAGAGATAGTTAGACGGTCTGGAGTACCTGCTTTGTGGATCGTCAATGGCATAGACTTGATGTATCAAACAAGAAAAGTTTTGAGAAAGGTTCTAAATTGCGATGTTGGAATACTAGGAGATGGAAAAGCTGAAGATGGGGATGTGATGATCGGCATTGTCAACACACTCAGCTCGATAAAGGATAAAGATTTTTGGAATGCTTGGGGTTGTTTGATTGTTGACGAAGCTCATCTCGCTAGCGCACCTACTTGGTTTGAATGCGCGATGAAATGTCAGTATGCAAACATCAGAGTTGGATTATCTGGAACCATGGATACAAAGAATCCATTACGAAATGCGAGAATAGAAGCGGCTCTTGGTCCAACTGTCATCGTCGTGAAGCACGATGAACTCGTAGAAGACGGGCACCTTGCTAGAGCGAAAATAGTTTTACTTCGACCAGACAGAGCTTCATATCCTAGTCACGAAAACATTCGAGACACAGTTTGTCCGGATTGGAGAAAGTCACCTCAACTTCTGACAACAAAAGGTGGGCAGCTTTTTGGTCTCACGTATGAGCGAGGAATTGTTCAGAACGAAGCAAGAAACAACCTCATTAAAAATATTGTCATGCGAGAAGTTGAAAACAACAAGCGAGTTCTAGTTGCGTGCAAAAGAACGTTTCACGGAATAACGCTTCAGAAAATGATACCGGGAAGTAGGTTCTTACATGGAGAGCATAAATCAATGGAACGACTAGCTGTCTTAGATGCTTTCAAACGTAGTCAGTTTGGTGATTGTTTAATAGCTTCTGAAATTTTCAAGATAGGAATCGACGCTCCTGAGATCGACGTTTTGGTCATTGCGACAGGTGGAAAGTCGGCCATCGACGTGCTACAGTGGGTCGGCCGAGCTTTGCGTCCAAGGGGGGACAAACAGGATGCGACAATTTACGATTTCATTGATGGTAGAATTGACTCTAAGAAAGACTACCTAAGTGCGCATAGTACCGAGAGAATCGAGGAGTATGGCAAGGCCGGATTCGTACTAGAGAGGTGGTCTTGATATGCCTTGTTCGGGGGAGTCTCAGGTGCTAAAATCGAGACGTGAGGCAGATGGGGTGGGACTCAGCGACGTCAAGCCTCCACGTCGCTCTGAAACCATACAAAAACCTGCCTCATTACGGGAAGGAGTTGGGCCGACTCCTTCCCTTTTTAATTCAAAAACATTCACTTCAAAGGGCTGGAGTGAACTTACAGGCACGGCTGCAAAAGTTTATTTGTGCGGCCTACTGATGTCTGACTCGGAAAGAAACCTCACGATCAAGCATTGTGATTTCTGTGAGGAAGCCGGAGTACCAGATACAACACTTAGAAACTCAATACGCCTGTTGAAGAAGCTTGACCTGATAGTTTATAAGCAGGGACTAGGCCGTGGCGTAGCTTCAGAATACCATTTCCCGATTCACGAAAACGTTCAGTTTCGTTGTGAATTGCCAAAAACACCGGAAATGCTGCAAGTGATTTCTAGTTTTAACGCTGCCGAAGTAAAACTATACGGCGTAGCAAACTTGATTTGTGACGAGGAGAAAAAGTTTAGAGTTAGAGTAAAACGATTAGCCGAGCTTTCTGGAATCTGTTCACAGTACATACCGGAGACAAAGCAAACGTTGAAGGCTCGTGGTTTGCTGAAACCGGTGAAACGAATCAAAAAAGTCGTTGTCTACAAAGTTTTATACCCGGAGGAGGAGGTTAGTGTTGTGGCAAAGGTGACGAAATCAGGAAAGCTCGGAGGCTTGAAAAAAGTTTCGAAGGGGAAGGGTTTGTCGGTCGCAGCAAAAGTGTCCGACGGGGAATCTGGACGCCTTTTCGGAAAAGTGTCTAAGGGGGGTAGTGTTCCCCCTTTAGGGGGAACACTGGGGGGTTATAATAACTCTTGTCAAAATACCTTCCTACCTAAGGCAAAGACTCAAAAACTTAAAACCAAAGATTCCTCTTCTTCTTTACCTTTTCTTTATTTTTGCGCACGCGCGAAGGACGGTTATTCACAGACACTTTTGCCTTCGTCCTCGCGCCGGGGCGCAGAAAAAACAGAAAACTTCTCCGATCCGGAGGAATATTTTCCCGATATTCAGAAAAAGGCACGAGGCCAAAAACTTTCGCCAGCAGAAGAAGTGGCGTTCTTGCTCGAAGCCCAACGAATTCTCCGGACCACGATAGTATCGCCAACAGGCTCTGCTACATCGCTAGGTGGTCGAATGCGAAAACTTTTGAAAGCGAGGCTACGTGAAGGATTCACAATCCCCGATATGAGGCGTGCCTGCAAAGCGGCTGCCGATGCTCAAGACCGAGGCAGTGCCTTCGGTGGAATGAAAAACATTTTCTTTGTTCTAGGCACAGGCTTACCATCCCTCCTCGCTTCAGATAGCAATGCTAAAATTTACAGAACAGGGGAAGACTTCGACTCTTGGCAAGAAAGCTTGGAACCTCCCGATAATCAGTCAGTGGCTAACTTCTTCATCGAAAACAATTTTCCAAAGCGAGGTCACTGAATGCTTAACAAAGTTTTTAGTATAGACGACCTTCGGCGTCAAAGGCTGGAGGCCGCAAACATTAGGGGCCAGTACCAAAACTTTTCATTTTGTAGTACGCCACACTCGATTGTAAAAGGTATTCCGTACAAACTTGTCAGAGCATGGACTGCAATGCCAGAACCAAAGCCCTCCGGACTTTTGCTTTTTGGCCCGGCCGGTGTTGGCAAGACCGGCTTAGCTGTTTCTGCTGCCCGTGAGCGAGCGCTTGCCGGAGATGGCTTGGCAGTCGACTGGATGAAAGCCACAAATGCTGCTAGACAAAAACTTTCAGACTCTGATTCAAAAGTAAAATATATTGCTCCTGTTTGGTTTGAAAGTTGGATTGGTTTGACTATGCGACTGTGGGCTTTGAGCACGACATCCGGATCGGAGTACATGCGAGCTTTCGACGATATTTTACGAAAACCTGAAGTTTTAATCCTCGACGACATTGACGTGGGCACAATGACAGATTTTCGTGAGTCGATTTTGTACGCAATACTAGAACAGTTTAGTAATAAAAAGCGTCTAATTTTAACTATGAACAGATCACCTTCCAACTTGGTCAAACACTTCGGTGAAAGAATTGTAGACCGATTAGTCTCCAACTTTTTGTGTCTGTATATCGAGGGAAAATCCAACAGACAAAAGGTTGGGAGGATCCAGTGCGATGCCGAATAACTATGAATTCAACGAAATGTTTCAGAGGAAGATACTAGCATTGGCTGTTAGATCCGATCTACTTCGCTCTGCTAGCGATTCCTTTCGCCCGGAATTTTTTGATGTGGACTCGAATGTATTCTCACCAAGGAAAGCTTTAGCTTGTATCATAGAAAAGTTTTCCAAGGAAAACAGAAACGAACGTCCGGGAACTGCAACGATGGACGATCTCGTGCTGTACGAAACAAAACGATTGCCAAAGAATGAGTCGTCGGCTTTGATTCGAGAATGGAAAATTGTTAGGTCAATAAAAATTCCAGACCCAAACTACGTAAAGGACCGTGTTCGTAGGTTTGCACAAGAATCGGCAATCGCCACTGCCGTGATGCGTGCAGCAGAAATAATTTCAGAAGCTCAGGAGAATGGCACACCTCCCGATTCTAAAACTATACGTCGAACAATAGACGAGGCCTTGAGGGTTGGCGGGTCTGACAGTGTTAGACGAGGCTTTTTGATTCGAGATTACGCCCTTCGCGCTGTAGAGTGGAAGCGAGTAGACAGCAGGAAAAAAATTCCAACTGGTCTAAAAACTTTGGATGCTGAGCTTAGTGGGGGTCCAGCAAGAGGCGAAGTTTTTTACATTCTGGCCGAGCCAAAAGGCTCTAAGACAGGCTTTCAACTGAACGCAGCGCTTGGTGCAGCTCGATCAAGATATGGCGTGGCATATTTTTCCTACGAAATGAATTGGATGAAGATGCTCATGCGCATGGATAGAAACATTTCGCGAAAGAACAAAAATGAACTACAGAGTTCCGATGGTCTTCCTGCTTTGAGCCGAGCCATCAAGGGAATGAAGGCTGCCGGTTCCGGGGAGATTGTTGTTCAAGAATTTGATGCGAGAAAACATGGGTGTTCCGAGGCAGCCAGAGTTGTCGAAGAACTCAGAGGCGAGGGAACAGACATAGATCTCGTTGTGTTGGATTACTTAAACATTATGTCTTCAGATACCAGAGAAAAAGAAAAGCGACACGAGCTAGCCCAAATTTCCCGAGAAATGTCTCAACTCGCTAGAGAACTTAACGTTGTTGTTTGGTCTGCTGCTCTTGTAAACCGACAAGCCGTCGAAAAGACTGTGATAACAAAAGCCGACATTGCAGAAAGTTTTGAAGTCATTGCAGTTTTGGACGGAGCAATCGCAATTTGTGGTGACAAGCCTCTTCGAGAATCAGGCTGCCGAGCATTGTACCTTGCAGCTCTGAGAGAGGATGAAGACGAGAAGTTAGCTGGAATCTACGAGGTTGACCGAGAGATAATGCGATTCAGGGATGTGACTGACAAAGTTTTGGCTGAGTTTGGAAATGTTCAAGATGGAATAGACTCCAACATTGAGGCTGTTCCTGCGAGAGATCTTAGGTAAGATTCTAGAGTACTTTATACTTTTAAGCTAAACCTTTAGCCGTTAGTCTCTGACATCTTCTCGCTTGACATCCGAAAACGCTTGTGGTACACTTCGTTCACCGGTGGGTCGGCCCCCACCGAGTTCGTTTTCAGAAGGAGGCGTTATGCAAAAGATGTCGGAGCTTCTAAATCCAATCGCAAAACAGTTAGGCTTCAAACCGGATGATGCCCTTCCTAACGAAGAAGAAGTGGAAGTTTTCAGGGGTGGAAATCTTAGATCTTTCATTGAACCTTGTGGATGCCACTGCGAAGAAAATCATGATCGTCCTACGTGGAAAGTTTTTGACAAGAAAAAGTTCGAAGAAGTTCCAGTGATAGTCACTCGGCTTTGTGGCTTTCACGCTAAAGCCCCGGAAGTTCCAGCCAGATTGCAAGGGATACCCAGCAAGATTGTTGAAGAAAAGTCGCGACTAGCTGAAAGCAAAAGTTACAACCCTCTAAGGCTAAAGTTCACAGTCAAAAAATCCGGCGAAAACTACTCTCTAAGTTTGAACGGTCGTGTTTTTCTACAGGGCACTTCAAAGGATTTCTTGATCTCAGACGTTCTGTCAATGCTACGCAATCAACTAAATCTTTCGGCCTTCGACGTTACGTTTGACGATTCCTCTTCGATGCTCGAATCTATTCCAGTTGCAGTGCTGGAGGTAAAACATGGACTCCGATAAAATCGAATTACAAAACGAAATTTTGAATGGTGCAAGGTACATCATCGAAAACGAATTCCCAAGAGAGGCTGATTGGCTTCCTTTCGGTACTTCAATTTCTGCGTACATCGTTGTTTCAAAAAATCCAAAAAAGTTTAAGCTGTTGTGCAACAAACTTTGTGAGGGCTAAGTCATGGAGAACAGATTACTTACTGAGTTTGACGGTGGGCACTTCTTGGCAGAAATTTTGGTACTGGAGTCCTATCTTGCCAATGACTTCAAGGTAGAGCTTGGATTGTCTCCAGCTTTCAAGATTTTCCTGTATCGAACCGAAACACAATCCGCCATTTGTGGCTCTTCCGTTCTGTCGCTTCTGGAAGATTTCAACACTGGAGTATTTCAGTCAACGGTAACTGGATTAGACAACTGGAAAACTTACTCTCAAGAGCCTCTTTTGGCTGCCGGATTTCTTGGTTGCTTGGCTTTTGATTTTCAAAAAAATTCCTACGTGGAAATACTTGATTTGAAGGAAGGCTCTGGCTGCCTGTGTGTTTACGCAGTGTATATGAATTCTGAAAAGTTTTCCCATGCTTTTTTTGACTTCTTCCGTAAAAATTCAAATGAGAACTTTTATGTTCGCAGACGATTTCAACCAACTCCATCTCAGCTAGAAGAGTCAGAAGTAAGCTTGACGACAGAAATTTTCAAAGTCATTAAATTTTTCTTTCAGAATGAGTCGGGATGGGTTAACCAATGACCTATGACTTGACGCGAAAAATAGATCCTCTGAAGTACTTGATGCGAAGAAACATTCCTGTACGTCCTAGATCTTCTGGGGTGTATACTTTCAACTGCCCTTTCTGCCACGATACTAGGCGTCGAGGGTGGGTAATTCCCGAAAGTAAAAATTTCAGCGCTATAGTCGTTGGTTGTTGGAACTCAGGTTGCATTGCTCACCCAAAACTTCGAGGAGGCTTTGTTGAATTTGTTCGTATTCTAGGAAACTTTCAAACCAAGGGTGAAGCTTTTGCATATCTTCTTAGCAACTTTGGAATTTCCCATCGAGCTAAAATTTCTATGCCAAAACCTGTATCAGAAACTTTTGAGTTTCTTTCTCTACCCGAGTCAATACCCGCCTCTAGGAGCAATGAGGCTAGTTCATTTGCAGCAGTGAAGTGGGGGCTTTTTCCAGAAACGCTGGACAAGTACGAAATAAGATTTATCGAGCGAGCCAAGACAATCGCAGAAAGCTATCGCCTTGTTTTTCCGATACGCATGAACGGCGATTTGGTCGGATACCAAACAAGAGCGATAAACCCACAACAGCAACCACGATATATTACGAAAACGGAAATCAATCCTGTATTGTACCTGATAGATCTAGTTAATCCGGGAGACAACGTTGTTCTTGTTGAAGGCGTTGGCGATGCTCTTCGATTCAATCAGGGATGCTCTGACTCTAAAACGAAAGCCGTAGCTCTGCTCGGATCTTCAATAAATGCTAGCCAAATAGCTCTGATCTCAATTCGAGAACCGGGAAGTGTGACATTGGCCTTGGACAGTACTGAGCCTCTTTCAAAGACAGTAAAGTATTGCAAAGATCTACGCTCTTGGGGATTGAGTACCTACATTGGAAAGTGGGTTGGTGCGAAGGACGCTGGAGACGGTGCAACTCTGAGCCTGATTCAGTTTACAACCTCTAATGCTGTAAGAGCCTTACTCAATAATTTTGATTAGAGCAGTTTGCGTGTTCACATCTCCGTCTCGACCGGCCGGTTCACAAAACGTAGCGATTTCGCACACTTAGCCGGGCTTGACAAGCGTTTGCGTTTTACATATAATCCCCCCATCACTCGGATCTCCCGGGTGTTCGCCGGTCGGCCCCGGCAGGAAGGAGGCTTTTCATGGAGGCAAAACCAGTTTCTCGTTTGGTAGTAGATGCAAGATCAGTATCAACCCCTTTAGTTGGCATAGAAACTTTCGATCCAAGTGAGACAATTCGCGAGGTAACAAAGGCTGTATTCGAGGTCGAACCAAACATTCCTGTCTTTAGATGGGACTTGATCTCTGGGCTGAAAGCCGTAAACGAATTGGCTGTTTCTGCTCTGCGTCAAGTATTTGGAGGCGACTTAGAGAACTTGCAGGCAATGACATCCAATCCTGCTGAGTCCCTTAACTTGATGGTGAAGTTTCCGGGCGATTCTCTGATTTTCTTCTTGAACGCTCACCGGTACTTAGAGCCTACCCAACAGGGGAGCGAGGCTGTTTCTCAGGGCATTTGGAACCTTCGAGACCTGTTCAAGAGCAATGGCTCAACCCTTGTATTGCTTGGGCCGTCTTTCATGTTCCCTCCGGAATTGGCACAGGACATTATCGTGTTTTCCGAGGAACTGCCTGACGATTCTAGGTTGATGGACATTGCAGCGAAGGTGTGTGAGGCGGCTGGCATTGGCGACATCGAAGAAGATGACGCTTTGAAGATCGCTTCTGCCCTTCGAGGTCTTCCTGCTTTTCCTGCTGAGCAAGTGGTTGCAATGAGCATCGAGAACGATCGAGTAAATTTGCCTTCTGTTTGGAAGCGCAAAAAGTCCAGCATCGAAAAAACTCGTGGACTTACATTCTGGGAGCCTCAGTTTACTTTCAAAGACGTCGGTGGTTCTGAGGAAATAAAAGCTTTCGACGCAGCGTTGTTTTCTAGCGCTCAATCGCCAAACTGTATTGTCTTCATTGACGAAATCGAAAAGCTTTTTGCTGGTGCGTTTGGTTCTGGTTCTGACACATCGGGCGTTAGTCAGGATCAACTCGGCGTGATGCTCAGCACAATGGAAGACAATCAAATTTGTGGGAAAATCCTCGTTGGACCTCCCGGAACAGGAAAAAGTCAGTTCGCTCAGGCTGTTGGGAAAACATTTAACGTGCCAGTAATCAAGATGGATCTTGGCGCAGTTAAGGGCTCACTTGTTGGGCAGTCTGAAGCTCAGATGCGAGCCATGATGAAAACGGTTTTGGCTGTTGGTGGAAACAAAGCTTACTTTTTTGCGACCTGCAACAAGTTGGAAGCCATGCCCCCAGAATTGCGACGACGGTTTCTCGACGGCATTTGGTATTTCGATATTCCAAACCCACAAGAGCAAGCGTCTATCTGGAAAATTTGCATGTCCAAGTATGGGCTAAAGGCGCAGGATCTTCCCGAGTACTCGAATTGGACTGGAGCTGAGATTCGAAACTGTTGCTTTCTGGCTTACAGACTTGGAAAACGACTGACTGAAGTTTCCCGATACATTGTTCCCATCATGATTTCGGATCCACAGTCAGTAGAAAAACTTAGAAATACTGCCGACGGAAGATATTTGTCTGCTTCGTATGCCGGACCGTATCAAAAGGACAAGTCAGTAATGCCTGAGTACGAGGAAGCCGTGCGTCGCATGAGAAAACGTTCTTCAAAATAAGGGGGTGCAAAATGCCTTGCGATCAAATAATTACCACTTCGCTTGATTTGTTTGTTGCAAATACTGATCGGCTTGAATCAGCGCTTCAAATTCTTGGGTTTCAGACAAAGAAAACTCCAACCGGATTTTCTATGCGCCACTCACAGAGTTACATTTCAGGGTACTACAACAAACAAGAAGGCCTCGTGTTGCAGACGTCGCAATACGCATCTCGCGACAACAAGTCTCTTGTTTCTGAAATTCGAAGAAAGTATAGCGAACTCACTGTCAAAGATGCAGCAAAAAAGTTCAAGTGGAATGTGACGCAAACTTCGGCGAACAAATTTGTTTTAAGGAAAATTTAGATGAAGAAAGGTTTGAAGCGCTCGGCTTTGGTGAAAATGGTTCTCACCGAAAGGTCTGCTAAGTCTGCCAGAATTTCTAGGGCAAGAATTTCTAGGTACAATGCAGCAATAAACGATGTGCCAGAGCCAGAGTTAGCTTACGAGTCTGAAATGCTTTTCGATGAAAGCGCAATCGAAGTTTTGCCTATAGAAACAATTACTGCTAGATTGCCTTACGCTGCAAGCTCAAAGCAGTTTGGATCTGGTCATGTAGAAGTAACATTTAGCACGCTCAATACGATTGACATGCTGGAATACTTTTTCTGGACGAAAAAGTGCCTCTATCTTGCTCCTTTTGACAACCTTGGGTCGGTGCGTGTTTATTGCAGCACTCATGGAAACAACGCACCTTGTACCTGTTCTACGTTAATTGCCGTATTCTGGTCCTCAAAAATTAGGGAGAAAAAAGTTAAAACGATTGCTGATTTGCACGCTACGTCGAGTTTACTCAATTCAAATGCAGATTCGTCTTTGTCACAATCCACTTTACGAAAATTCAAGCTAAAAGGGGGCGCCAATGAAAGCTGACGAACTTCAAATCGAAATTCTCGAAGACGGGACAATCAAAACAACTACCAGTAAAATTTCAATGGCAAACCACAAAGCTGCTGATTTGTTTCTTGAAATGTTGGCAAAGGAACTTGGAGGCTCAGTAACAAAACAGAAGCGCTCGCAAAAGTCGGGACACGTTCACACCGGATTGTCGCACTCTCACGATCACAGTCATTGACGTTTTGAAAGGAGGCTTGCAATGGACAAGACGAGTTACGAGTTGAAGGGAAATGTTGTCACACTGTTTATGCACTTTCGGAAGCCGACAACCAGCAGAAAGGCAGACATTGAAGAGGGTAATTTCGAGGACGTTGACATCTCGATGCTGCGACTGAGCAAAGAGATTATCGATTCTCCCGAGTTGAAGAAAATCGAGTCCTACGACAGCCAGACGTATACCTATGTAAAGCGAGTGAGTATGCCTTTCCTTGAGGGTATGCGAGGTTTCTACACTCTGTACCCTTCGCAGGTTGAAAAAATTCACGACTATTTGACCGAGCGTTCTGAAGGTCGGAAAGTTTTGATCAACGCTTTTATCGAAGAGTATCCTCGCTTGGTTTTGGAGGCCAAGAAAAGACTCGGGAAAATGTTTGAACCGGCAGACTATCCTGCTCCTGAAGCTCTGCCAGATTCCTTTGGCGCCAAGTGGCGATTTGTCTCAATCGACGTTTGCCCGGAACTGAAGGACATCGACGAAAAAATCTGGCGTGAACAAAGTATTGCAATGAAGAAGGACTGGGAAGATCTCTGGTTCACTCTGCGTGAAACGTTGCGAATTAGCCTGAAGAAAATGCTGGATCACTTCAGCGAGACATTGCGCGGGGAGAAGGACGGAGTTCCCAAGCGATTCAAAACTACGACGATCGAGAAAATTCAAGAATTTTTGTCAACGTTCGCGACTCGCGACATCACAAACGATGCTGACTTGGAATCTGTTGTCGAAGCAACCAAGGCTTTGCTCGGAAGTTTCGATCCTGAGGATATTCGATATTCCTCGAAAGACTCCGACGATGTGAAGCAAACGGTTGTTGATGTAAGGCAAGCCGTGGCTTCCGGCTTCGAGGAAATCAGTTCCGTTTTGGATTCTCTGCTCAAGGAAAAGGAAATTCGGAAGTTCAAGAAGCAGAGAGCTGCGTAGGCAATAGCAATAGGCGTCCGACAACTAAAAATTGTCGGACGCCTATTTCCTTTTTGCCACTGCATGGGGGTTCAATGCGCAGTCGATACTTCGATACATTCGAACAGTTTTTGAATTCTTCATCCAAAGTTGTTCGTAGAAAGTGCGAAGTTTTTGCAAAACATTATCCTTTTTTGGACGCCGATGATTTGTATCAGGAAAGCAGTGTAGTTCTGTACGCGCTTTGGAACGAATACCCTACGGTGACAAAATCCGAGCTTCTTAGATTGGCTTCTGTAGCGACAAAGAGAAAACTCATATCCAAGTCCAGACCAAAAATGTCTTCGTCAGAATACGTAGAAATCCAAGACGATGATTTGGTTTTCAGCCCAATCGATGACGTGGAATCAACTCTCGACATAGAAAAGTTTTTGAGCTATCTGCCCGACTACCTCTCCGAAATTCTGAAAGAAATGGTTTTCCCTTCTGTAAAAACTTTGAACGCACTGCGTATTTTATCTGACACGAAGAAAACAAGAAATTGGTTGACGCTACTTCCGGAAGCTGTTCGTTTGAGTCTCGAATGTGACGAAGAGGTTTTTGATGCACGATTTCGAAAACTAAAAGTTTTAGTTCTAAACTTTGTCAAGGAAGAAAAAATGCCAACAATTAAGGACTATCTTGACGACCCGTTGATAAACGATATTCCGACTCGTGAAGACATCATAAGGGCTTTGACTCCTCAATCCATAAAACGTTCTCTGTATAATGCTGAGTATGAGCGAGAACGAAAAGCTCGGCTTACAGCAAAGTCGGCAGTGAATAGTACTAGGGCAAAGCGTAGCGGAGTCAGGCACCCACCAGAACACATCATGGTAAAGCCCGGCGTAATGGCTACAGCTTTGGCTTTGATGCTAAAGCGAGGGAGTGTTGGGTTTGAAGTAGACGAAATCGTTGAAATTCTCAGCGAGATTTTCCCGAAACGCTCGCGAAAAGGTTTGCGCCAGACAGTGTATTTGATGTCCAGAGGAATTTTGCCGAACGGCCAAAGAATGGAAGTTGTGAGCAACGCAAACAATCGTCGAGTAATCAAGCCAGCCTCTGTTCCAAAAAATGTAGGAAAAAAACCAGCAGCAGACATCAGCAACTACTAGGAGGTTTTATGGATAATGATGAAGCACAAATGAGTCTTGAAAGGTGGTGGCAGAGTAGACGCATTTCTTTAGGTCTAATGCTTTACTGTGGAGTTTGCTTCGGCATTCTGTTTCAGTCGTGGAAAAGTTCATTCACAATTTTTTCCATTGTGCTAATCTGTTTATTTTTACTGAGTGGATTTTTTGCTTTGTATTTACACTTTGTCGAAGTGGGTGTTGAAAAAGAGATAATGGAAAAGTTGCTAACGGAGGACAGAGATGCCGAAAAAGAAGCCGGAAGTAGCTCCGAAGATAACAAGTAGCCCTTGTTCTGAATGCCCTCTGAACAGCAACATAAAAGTTTTACCTTGCATTCCGAATAATCCAAAGTTTTTTGCTTTAGGTTTGGCTCCCGGAGCTACTGAGGAAATCACCGGAATCGGATTCACAGGAAAAGCCGGGGACCTTCTACGGTCGACTCTAAAACGTGCAGGTGTAAATCCAGAGAGGGATGTAGCCTACGCAAACTTAACCAGATGTCGACCAATAGAAGACAAGTTTGACTCTTCGTGGAAAAAAGCTCAGCGAAGATGCTCCGAGTACATGTATGCCGACTTGAACAAATTTCCGTCTCTGCCAATTCTGGCTATGGGATCAGACACTGCCAAAGTTATCCTTCAAGATACAAAACTTCAGATAACAAAAATTAGAGGCGTGTGGTGGCTAACTCCCCATCCAGAAAATCGCAGAGTTTTTCCGACGCTGCATCCTGCTGCTATTCTACGTTCAGGTGCTGAAGAGTGGCGACGTCAATTCGAAAAAGACATCTTCACTTTTTGCAAACGAGTTCAAGGCTCTGACAATTTACCCGACATAACCATAGGAATATTTGAACGAGTAGCTGATGCCGAAAATGTTATAGACCTGTTGGTTCAGTCCGGAAGTACGTTTGCTTTTGATATTGAAACTTACGACTGCTACGAGACTCCATCCAGAAAAGCTGTCTCAACAAATCCTTTTCACAAGGACTTTCGAGTACGTGGTCTTGCAGTGGCCTATAACAAAAACTCTGGGTTTTGGATTGACTTCAAAGCCGACGAGGACAACAAGGAAGAGTGCAAAAGAATACTAAACAAACTTTTCATGTCGTCTCAACCCAAGTGGGCTTTCCATGGAAATTTTGACGAAGAAGGTTTGATCTATCAGGGTTGGGTGGATGGAATAAACAACAGATCCGGAGACGGACTTCTGGCTCTGATTTCTCTCGGTGACGGGCGACGGGCTTCCAATACGCTAGAGCGTGCCGTGATGGAAATTCTAAACGAATCTTCCTACTGGGACGTTGACAAGAGTCGCATGGCCGAACACCCAACTTCTGTGGTTGCAGAGGGTGCGGTTCGTGACGCAGTGAGCACATTCAAGCTTGTGAAAATATTGGAAGCGAAACTGAAGAAGGGAGAGTACTGCCCATGAGAATCGGGGACTACTACAAAAATATTCTGGTTCCGGCTAATTCTGCCGTGTCGGCAATTAGACGTGCTGGAATTCCAATGTCAAAAAATAGGTTGGCTCAGACCTTCAAGGCTTTCAAAAAAGAAGTTGAAGCTTTGAAAACACAGATTGCCGAATCGGCTTCGAGATTTGGTATCGACATGACGTTCAGTATTGCAGACCGACCAAGCGATACTGCTTTGCGAAAATACTTGTATGGGAAAAAAGGTTTGAATCTGGAATGCACTGTTCTTACCGAGAAAACTTCTCAGCCTTCCGTAGGCTCTGAGGTTCTTCGGGAGTACGCTTGCTTGGTCAATCCCCGGGACGATGATTTGCAAGAGGTTCGTGATATTTTGAAACTCAAGTCACTGACCAGAGCAATAAGCACAAACATTATTCCATTTTATGCTGCAATAAAATCCGACGGCTGTATTCACCCTCAATTCAACTGGGCTGTCGTTAGAACTTCGCGCATCAGTGCTAGCGATCCTCCTGTTCACCAAATTCCTGAAAAGTCAGACAAGGAAGTTGCAAAGGCCTTGAAGTCCTGCATAGTCCCCCGAATCAAGCCTGCTGACAAAGAGACTTGGAATCCAAAAATTCATGGGTCTGTATTTCGGTGGGATATATCGGGCGCCGAGATGGCTGTTCGGGCTGCCATGCTTACTAAGCTTTTGTGCAAAACAAGCAACAATACTTTGTGGGACTACATAAGAAACGGCAAAGATATTCACGCTCGCACTGCTGCTGTTTTGTATGGCGTCCCAGAGGGAACATTTACTAAGGGCGATTACGAGCGAGATGCTGTCGGCAAGCAGACAAATTTTGCATTGCTTTATGGTGGAAGCTCCTACACTCTAAAATCAACTTTGTGGAATAGGGCTCGTATTCGAATTGACGATGAAGAAGCCGAATTGAGACACAGCAGATTTTTCGAGGGGTATCCTGAGTTGTCCGAGTTGATGGAATTAGACAAGGCACTTCTCGGGAAAAACCATTACTGCGAAGATGGCTATGGCCGTAGACGATGGATTGACTATCCAGAATCTGCCCGATTTATCGGATTTCGTGGTGGGCGAGCTATCTGGAATGTCGCTTTCGAGGACCGTCGCGCTTTGGATCACGCTTTCCATACTTGCGCCAATACTCCTACTCAAAGCATGTCGGCTACTGATAATTTGTGGATGCTTGCTTTGATGTATCACGGAGAATACGTGCCTCTGTCTGCGGCTCCCATGTGGGGTGGTCGTTCCGGCGTTTTGTTCCCAGAGGCAGCTAACTGGAGATTTCACGAAGGCCCCGGACCTAATGGTAAACCTTTTTTGGCTTGGCATACAAATACAGTTCACGACTCAGGGTGGGGTGATTGTGCTCCGGGATTTTTGGAGCCGGTAATGAAAGTTATTGCTCGCAGATGTACGGCAATTCCATTTGATTGGAGATTGACAGCAGACGTACCATATCGAATAGATTTACAAGTTGGCCCAGATATGGGGAATCTGATGGACTACAACGAGGCTTCTAAAATATTCGGGCTGGAACCCATGCCTGTTCGCTAGGCGTTTGAGGTAGGCGGTTGACGTGTGGGAAGCGCCGATAGATAGACTAGTCTAGACTAGTATATCTAGTACCGGGGGATGTGGGGGCTTGACAAACGTTTTCGGCTGTGATACACTCGTCGGACTTCGTGAAAGAAAGGGGAGGCTATGAGATCCAAGAAAGCAACAATATCGGCCGAGTCAAAGAGAACGTTTCAAGTAAAACCTTACGAATCAGAGACAGTAACTGTAGGCTACACGTACGAAATTGATTTGAACGAAAACTCTTCACCGGAAGACGGATCCAGTATTCAAGACAAAATTTCTGCGTTGCAAAAATCTCTTTCTAAGCTCTGTGATTCTTTGGTCGCCGAAAGATTGGCTCAACACAAGAAGAAAGGGGGCTGACTATGGGACAGAAGTTTGCAGCAAGAGAAATGTTTTTGTTTTCAAACGGGGCCATTGGCTGGCGGCCGGGAGGCCCTTTCGATTGCTTGGGCCCCTATGCCAAGATCAAAAATTGCCCGATAGGCGGAACAAAGCTTCGCAGGACGGCTTACGCAACCAATTACGCAGACACGTATTTTTCCGTCCCTGCTTGCACGAGGATCGGGGGGAAATACATTTCGGGATTTTTTACTACCGATAGCAATGTCGAGGGTGGTGTTGTTTTCTGGCCCGACTTGAAAGGCAAAAGCAAGATAGATAGCAAGTGGATTGTGGATTCAGGAACTTGGACCTCTGCTTGTACGGCCCCGTAACTTTTATGTAACCGTCACGAGGCATCCGGGTTGCAGCGATAAGCATTTTGAGGGGGTCGAAATGATCGAAGATGAACCAATATCTTTTCGTCTACTAGATCGAGATTACTCTGAGGATCTTCAATCACAACTGCATTTTGAAAACGATATTGACTCTGTGAATGTAGCCTTGGTTGAACACTCCAAGGTTTTCGCACATTGGTTAATGCTTGAGAACGCTGCAAGAGAGGAGGCAGAATCTAAGAAAAACGAGTTGGCATTGTTGGAAGCAAAGCTTTTCGAAGTGTACGAAACCAAACTATCTCAAGAGCAAGACAAGAAGCCAACGCTAGACAAGATCAAAGGAAAAATTATTCGAAATACAAAACACGTCGCTTTGAAGCAAGAAGTTGCTAAGTCGCAGAGTGTTTTGTCAAGGATAACTGTCGGTCGTCAAGCTCTTCAATCAAGAAAGGATTGTCTCATAGAATTGGCGAGAAATATGCGAGCCGAAATGGAATACAATCTTTCAGTTCCGAAAACTCCAATCGGGAGGGTAGAGTTGGCAAAGAAGAGAGCAAACGATTTTCGGGCAAAGCTGGCTAAAACAAAAAGAACGTCAACAAACTAAGGAGGTACTGAATATGGCTCTGAGTAAGAAAGTTTTCGAGATGATGCGCAAGAAGGCCGAGGAAGTCACCAGTTTCAGTGGCGACGGTCGGCGAATTGATCTTACTGGCTCAAAGGCTGTTGTTCGTCCCGGAGGCAAAGTAACAATTCGTTTGCTTCCCCGGTGGGACAGCAACGAAGACGAAATGATTTTTGTTCCGGCAAAGCAGCACTGGTTCACCAACGCTTCCGGTCAACTGCAACCTGCATGGTGCGCTGCAACTCTGAAAAAGCCTTGTCCTTTTTGCGAGAGAGTCAAGGAACTCCGACGAAGTAGCGATCCCGAATTGCAGGCCCAAGCCGATGAACTCGAAGCTCGGGAAGTTTTTCTGGTCAACGCTGTTGTCGGAAAAGCTGGCGAGCGAACGATGGATGACGTTGGCTACATTGTTTTGACCGGTCCCCAATTTAGCCAGATTATTTCCATCATGACTGGCGACGGGGACGAAGACGAAGCCTTTGGGGACGTGTCCGACATCAACGAGGGCTACGATTTGATTTTCAGCAGGCCAGCCGGAAAGGGTGGTCGATGGGACATCAAGCCTGCCAAGCAAGCCTCCCCTCTGTATACCATGAAGGAAAAGGCTTTGTGGAAGGGTTTCTCCGACGGGCTTCTCGATTTGGAAGCTTTCCTTCGCGACAATACCCGGGCCTACAAGGATAATTACAAAGCTTTGTTTGGGACCGAGCCGGATTCCGATGCAGTCGTCTCCGATAGCGAGGACGAGGTAGAGGAAGAGGTCGTGCAAAAGAAGGCCGTGGCAAAAAAGAAAAAGGCCGTAATCGAGGAAGAGCCCGAGGAAGAAACGCCGGTTGCTGAGGAAGAGGAAGAAGAAGCGGCCGACGAAGAGGAAGAGGACGAGGAAGTCGAAGACGAGGATGAGGAAGTAGAGGACGAGGACGAAGAGGAAGATGACGAGGAACTCGAAGACGAGGATGAGGAAGTAGAGGACGAGGACGAAGAGGAGGAAGAGGAGGAAGAGGAAGCGGACGAGGAAGATCTCTTCGAAGAACTCGAACGCGCTGTAGGATCCAAGGCTGCGAAGCAGGCACCCAAACCGACCAAGGCGTCGAAGCCTGCTGCCAAAGCTTCCCCTCGTAAGAAGTAAAGGAAAATTCCAGTGACTCGGAGTGATATTCGACGCAAGCTGATGCAGAAAGCTGCCTCAGTTGTTGAAAGAAAGTTTGGCGATAACGTTCTTGTCGAAGTAGCCTCCGAGTCTCTTTCCGTTCCTGAGCTTTGGGTTTCTACCGGGAGTTGGGCCCTCGACAGAATTTGTCGGGGGTTCAACCCCGGGGGCTTTCCAGTAGGACCAAAGCGTGGCCGTATTGTTCATATTGCTGGAGAATGGAGTACAGCAAAAAGTTTGATACTGGACCACGCTTTTCTTTCGGTACTCAATTTGGAAAACGGTTTTGCTCTCTGCTCAGAATCTGAAGGGACTCGCGACACTTACTTCCCGGAGCGTATCGGCCTCGACTTATCTCTTTTGCAGCTACTAGTTGCACCTCAGTCAATCGAACACGCTTTTGACAGTGGCTTGGAATTCATTAAAAATATTCGAACCGAAGCCCCTGACGCTCCTATACTGTGGGGCGTTGATTCCATCGAAGCCATGGAACCTTCCCGAACCATGGATACGGAGTTGTCAAACACTGGGAGCTTTCAATATGGTGGCGGGCGCAGTCAAGCTTTGGGTACTTCGTTTAGGCGTGCCGTCCGAGAAGTTGCAAGACATCCAACAACCCTTGTTCTGATAAATCAGACTAGAGATGATCCCATGGTTTTGTTTGGGAGCAAGAAAAGAACTCCCGGAGGAAATGCCCCACACTTCTTTGCCTCGCTGGAAATAATGCTTCAACCCTCTAGGCGAGGAAAAGTTTTTGGAAAATACACGGGTGTAAAGATTTCGAAAGAACAGCGCAAAAAGCTTGGAATGGCCGTCACTGAGAAAGGCGAAATGTTGGGCTTCTGGATTCGAGCCCAAATTACAAAGACAAAACTTGGAAGCACGCTGCACAAGGAGTGCCATTTCTATCTAGACTTTCAAAAAGGCTTGTCGAAAACGGCAGGCCTTTTTGAGTTGCTTCAAACCGAAGGGTTGATTGCCGAAAAGAATGGCAAGGTTGTTCAAGTTGTTCCCGGCGAAAACGGCAAACCTTCTGGTCGTTCTTTTGAAAGCAAGGAGGAGTGGGAATTATGGATAGCAGAGAACGAGTGGGCTTTGGGCCAGATCCAAACATAGCTGTAGTTACCGAATCGAAACAAACGTGGGTTTGGGTTTTGGAGTCTTTGATTCAAATCTTGAACTCGAACAACACAATGCTGAACGACAAAGCAGAGCTTTTGTATCTTTCTTCGATTGCTTTGTCTGAGTCTCACGGACGCCCGGAGTTGAAATCTGCTGAGCGCAAGTTTTTTTTAGATCAATGTGACGGAAGTTTATCTTTTTTGAACATTTCTTCCCTTTTTGCTTTGAGCTGTGTGTACCTTTGCTACAATATTTTGAATTACATAGATGCGTCCGAGAATGAAGATGCTATCTCGGTAAGGCTGAATAGATCTCAGATTGACGGAAAAGTTTTACTTGGAACAATTCGTTGCGTGAATGCCCTCGGCTTCCGAGTTTCTCTACTGACGGGAATTGACGGTTCGAGGCTCTACAGTATCCTGAAAGGTTTTTTCTCCCCAAACGTAATTTCAGAAGCAGAAGAGGTTGTCGATGGATCCATCTCTGAACTGTTGAACATCATAGAAACTTCGGGGGAATGCTAATGCAGGTGAATTCAGATGTTCGCGATATTCTTTTGGATGAAAAGTTTTTGTCTTTTTTGTGTCGCTATTGCGACCAGACTACAGACGTCTACAGAAAAATCATCAAAGAATTCCTGAGCAAACCTGTGCCTGTTGTATTGGTTCAACGCGAGAGAGGAAAACTCGCCAGCTTGGTTTGGGCTCTCAGCTCGGATTCTGCAATTTCTCTGACTTCTAACTTGGGAGCTGAAGAGCGCTCCGTGAATAGGATCTCTCCTGAAATTCGTCAAAAGTTTACTGAAGTTTTGAAACGTTGTAATTCGGAATTGACGGACACTAAACAGTTTCCCAAGACATTTGAGATCAGTAGGGAATCCTTTGTTTTGCTGATGTATCAATTACTCAGCGCCTACTCTCTCGGAGCGTATTACACCACAACGTTCTTGTCTGATGTTGCTGGAAAATCGAAAGGAGTGCCCGAGCTACTTTCAGCCCCGAGATACACGTTTGCGTACAAGTTCAGTGAACTTTGTTTGCGAGTTGCAATTTACTTGCTGGCTCTTGTGGACTTTTCCTCCACGATGCAAATCGACGCCGATGCAAGAACGTTTGCTATTGCTTCGTTTGGCGTTGCTCTAACATGTCGAGACCTAAACCTTAACTGCTCAAAGAAGCCAGACTAAGCCGAGGCTATTTCAGCCATGCCAAGCGAGAAAAAATTTAGTTGTGTTTTATGCGCAGACATTCACATTCATCCACATAGAATTTGTTCCAATGACGGTGGGAAAGATCGGCTGAAAGATGGTCTGGTCGCTTTGGCTTTTGTTTCAAACTTTGCGATCTCAAAATCTTGCCCACTGATAATTGCTGGCGATCTAAAACAACGTGAAGGTGTTTGGCCTCAGGACGCTCTAGCTGGCGTACTAGAAATTCTGCGCGAAGTATCTAAGGCCGTTCCCATTGTCATTCTTTCAGGCAATGGTGGTCACGACGGAACTTCTGTGCATTCCGATGGTCGAACCGGGATTATCCCTTTTCAGGACCTAGCAGAATTGTATTGGCGTCCCGGCTTTTGCTCTAAGTTTTCCGTGCCTTTGGCTATTTGGCCTTGGCAACCAACAACCGATGCACTCCCCGGATTTTTGAATCACGCCAAAGCTAAGCGGGCGAGAGTACTTGTTGGGCACGGATTCTTCGAAGGCGTGTCTGTAGGTAGTCACGACTACACTCCAAGAAATGCTCCTCTGACCATGGAGCTTTTCGGGCTTTCGAAATCCGAACAAAGAAAGCGTGTCTTCGACGTAGCTTTATTCGGGGACATTCACAAGCGTCAAACTCTTGGTGATCCTACTTTGAGCAAGAAGGGAGTCGTGGTTTATCCCGGCTCCCTTTATGCCCAAAGATGGGATGAGCTTGAAACAGACAAAGGCGCACTGTATGTGGAAATGGTTTTTTTCAACGACTACGTAGTAGACCTGCACATTGAACCTGTGGTTACTCCACACCCAAGATTCAGGGTTATCGACCTGACAAACTCGAAAGTGGAAGACCATGCTTGGGAATCTTTTTCGGGGGACTTTGTTAGAGTTGTTTGTCCACCTCTGTTTAGCTCAGACATTCTAAAAAGTTTGCGTGAGCGATCAAAATGCCGAGTTTTCGAAGCTCTGCCATCTCAAGGCCAAACTCCAAAATCCGAGCGCAGAGCCTCGATAACTCCCGATATGTCGGAGAGGGATTTGGTGAAAAACTACATTTTGTCAAATCCCCCTCCTGACTATCTTCCAGTACGCGACGTTGCCAAGTTTGGCCTCGAAGCTTGGACAGCCTCTCGGAGGTTGAAGTAGATGCTCAAACAACTAAATTTTTTGGAAGTAGAAAACTTTATTTCATTTCGCAAACACGTTCGTGTTCCACTGTCCAATCGAGGTTTGGTTTACATTCGAGGGGATAACCAAGTAAGCAATTCCTCCGATTCGAACGGCGTCGGAAAAACAACGCTTGTCGTTGATGCTCTTAGCTGGTGCTTTTTTGGACAAACGTTTAAGGGCTCAAGAGCTGACTCTGTTATCAATCGTTTTTCGACAGAAAAGAAATGCTACGTGTCTGTTGGTTTTCGTGATTCGGAAGACCGGGACTGGACCGTTATTCGAGAACGCCCTCACCGGATAGCCTTGATCGGGAACTCTGTAAAATTCTCAGGTCAAGAAGCCGAGCAAGTTTTGTCTGGCTTGCTCGGCTTTGGTTTCCGAACTTTTTCAAACGCAATGATTTTCGGCCAAGGTGCTTTCTCCAGATTTGCAGATGCTAACCAAGCGGAAAAGCTAAAAATTTTCGATGAAATTCTTGGAGTAGATTTCAAACGCTTGCAAGATTTTGCCAAGTCCAAGAGGCAGCTAGCTGAAAGTGGACTGGAAGCGATTCGTGGTTTGTCTCAATCCACTGAGCGCTCTATTGCAGAAATCACCGAAACGATAAACGAACTCCAACAAGCGAGGGCTTCTTTCCTAGACTCCAGAGAAAAAGAACTTTCCGACATTCGAGCGAAGATTGCTCAGGCAAAGCAGAAAGTTTCTGAGGCCTTGAGCAGAGAGGCCCAGTTTGAAAAAGGTGAACAAAAACTTTTGTCTGCCAAGAGAAAGCTTTCAGTTCAAGACACAAAGCGTGCAGAGATTGAATCCCTGTCTTCCCAGATTGACACTCTCATTCGCCATGCAGAGAAGTTGAAGTCTAAAAAAGATTTCCTAGAAAGTTCAGTAGCCAATGTTTTGCAGCAGGGTTTGTGCCCTAGTTGCTTTCGACCGGCTGTTACTCGGGCGCAGAAAGCAGACGTGCAGGCGGCTTTCGAACCTCACCTCAACGAGATTGCCTTACCCCTTGAAACAATACAAACAAATCTGAATCTGCTAACTGCTAAACTAAAGAAATGCCAATCAGAACTTTCAGACATCATCAAAAATGATGGGCTTGAATTTACGGAAAAGGATGTTCAGAAACTTCGCATGAAGTACGGGCCTGACGCGAAGCGCTTCTTAGATTCAATCGTAACCTCAGCAAGAAAGCATGTGGAAGATCTTTCCAATCTGGAAACTTCCGTCGCTTCCAAAGAATGGGATGGCGCCGAAACTCTGCGCAAGTTGACTTCAAAGGTTTCAAAACTTACCGAAGAACTCAAATCTCATAAACTAGAAGTTGTAAAAGCTTCGAAGGATGTTGCGATAGCAGATTACTGGGTTACGGCTTTCGGCGATCGTGGAATTCGGTCGATGTTCCTAGACGGAGTTTCCGAGGTATTGAATTCTCGGTTGGCCTATCACTTGCAACATTTGGCTTGTGGCGAAGCTCATGTTGTCGTTTCTCCCCAAAGCGAAAATGCTAAGGGCGACAAGAAAGAAAAGTTTACTGTAGATGCTCAATGGGATTGGGGCGCCGAAGAATACTACGAGGGCAGCGGGGGACAAGAGCGCCGAGTAGATCTCGCCATATTCCTCGCACTTCAGGATCTGGCTGAAAAGTCTTCTGGCTTGTTCTTCCCGATCAGAATTTTCGATCAGCCCGAGGAAGGTTTGGATGCTCGTGGACTAGAACTGTTTGGTGAGTGGATGAAGTCCGAAGCCAAGAAGCGGGGAACGGCGATCTTGATAACACACAATCCAATTCTTGCGGACTCTGTGCTTCCAGATGAAATTTGGACTATTCGCTTGACAGAGGAAGGGAGCGATGTCGAAATCTCAACAAACTGACTTGGTAGCCCATCCACCCCATTACACGTTTGGCTCAATCGAAGTAATCTGCGCCATCGAAGATTGGGATCTTGATTTTCACACCGGGAATGCTGTTAAATACATTGCCAGAGCTAAGCACAAAAACGCGGAGATCGAAGACTACCGAAAGGCCATCTGGTATCTGCAAAGAAAGATCGAATTGCTGGAGACCAGAACAAAATAAATTTTTACGTAGAGGTTGCAATGCGAGCTTCGTCAGCGAAAAACAAAGGTATGCGATTGCAGCAGAAAGTCGCCGAATTTCTTGCTGTAAATTTCAATTTGAAAATCGAAGCTCGATCATGCAAAGCGAAACCAAACACCCATGCTCTCTACGTGAGCGAAAATGAACTTCCCGATTTACGAATTCGACCCTCAGGTCATGCTGGAACTGATGTGATTCTGGTTTCTGACAAAGCCCATAAATTGCTGCGCTTTCCTTCTTGCCAATCGTTCAGCATAGAATGCAAAAATGTTGAAGCGTGGTCTTTGGGTCGAGACTTCTGGGTTGGAAAATTGCCAGCCTTGTTTCTCTCTGCGATGCGTCAAGCTTCCCAGCATCCCGGGTTCCCGATCCTTTTCCTCTCAAAGAATCACTGGCCGATCATCGTGGCTTGCAAACCTTTTCCGGGTATGCTAACGTTTCTCCGTAAGTCGAAGCGCCCCGTGGTCCTCAGTGCTGGATTGATCTTGTTTCCAATATCAGAACTTCCCAGCCTTGTTTCCATGGGGCAGAAAGGAGGCTCAAGTGAAGCCCAAGAAAAAAGTAAAAGGGGGTATTCTGGATGCACAAGTGGTAGAGGAATTGGAACGCGAAGCTCGTAAGCCCGATCCTCCTCCAACATTTCCTGCCAAAGTAGATGGGCGATCTGCTGTGTTTAGAACTAGCTTTGATCGAACTGTTTGGATGGAAGCTTGGCAGATGGTTTTGGCTTACAAGCAAAAAGACAAGAAACATTTTCGAGCAAGTCTGAACAGGATGTTGGAAGCGGGGATGAAAGGTTTTTCGAAATGAAACCTAGAACTGTTGTAATCACCTTTGAGTGTGAAACGGATGCTCCCCTCAGCATTTTGCGAGCCAAGTCGAACTACGAAATTATGGTTATGGGCCCGAAGGCTGAGGACAAGGAGTATCAACTAGAACCCAAGCAACTACACGCAAACGTTATCGAGAAGTAAGTGGGTGTATTCAACAAAAAATCTCGTAACCTAAGATCACGATTCTGGTCTAAGGTTTACAAGAGTGCCGACGGTTGTTGGATTTGGACAGCATCTGTGCGGACTGACGGATACGGCCAGATTGGTGTTGGAAACAAAGTGCTCGCTTCTCATCGTGTAGCGTACCAACTTGAAAATGGCCCAATCCCTCCCGGGATGGTTGTTTGCCATAAGTGCGATAATCAGCTTTGCGTAAATCCCGAACATTTATACTTGGATACTCAAGTTGAAAACATTCGGGATATGGTTACAAAGAAAAGAAACTTTCGCCCTTTTGGCAATATCAACGGGATGCGTAAACATCCCGATCGAGTTCCGAGAGGTGAAAAGCACGGCCAATCAAAAATAACTCAGAAGGAGGCTTCCGAAATCCGAGAGATTCGAACATCAAAAGGCTGGACAATTCGTAGGCTCGCCAAATTTTTCGACATTAGCCCTTCAACTGTCAGAGACATCTTAAACGGTAAAACGTGGAGAGGAGTTCCAAATGGCAAAGAAGTCTGAAGCTCAAGCAGTATTGGATGAATTTTTCAGTGATGATGAAGAAACCAAGCCCCGGCGTAAAAAGCTATCCAAGGTGAAGGTTGTTGAGCCTGAGGAAGACGAAGAAGAGGAAGAGGAAGAAGAGGAGGAGGCCCCTCCCAAGAAGAAGCGGCGTGCAGTTGCTGATCAACCCTCTCCGAAAAAGAAGCGCCGGGTTGTCGTAGAGGAAGCTCAGGAAGAGGACGAAGAGGAAGAGGAGGAGGAAGAGGAAGAGGAAGAGGAAGAAGAGGAGGCCCCTCCCAAGAAGAAGCGGCGTGCAGTTGCCGAGAAAGTTGTTCGCGCTCCAACGACTACTCGACGCAAGGTTGAGATCCCTTCTGAAGACCTGAAGCCCAAGAAGGTCCGGAAGCTCAGAGCCCAACAGGCACTTTCCGAAGTTTCCGGGAAAGTTGCAAAGCTTCGAGAAAAGAAGGCTGAGACCAAGGAATCTCGAAGAGGCGGAACTCCGAGGCACGAGGCCTACGAAGTTGAGGTTGAAGCCAACATTGAAATTCCCCCCAAGCAAAAGCGCCGGGCTTTCAAGCGCATCCCTCTTGAACTCCTGAAAAAGGTTGGACAGAGTTTCCTGCTTGATGATGAGGAGTTGACAGCTTCAACGGTAGCGCTTCAGATCAGTCTCTTTAAGCGAGACCCGGATAACGAGGGTATCGAATTTTGCTACCGAACAATCACGGACGAAGGCATTCGAATTTGGAGAACTGCGTAATGCCTCTTTTTCCTCGCTCTTGGTACAAGTCTTCACATCAGCGGCGGGTGGAAGCTTTCATGAGGGGATCGGGCCAAGCGGTCCCCTCTTTTCCACAAATGCCAACTGAAGGCACACGAAAACTTCGGGCAGCTTTGATTCTGGAAGAATGCTTGGAAACAATCGAGGCTCTCGGTTATCGAATTGTACTCAAGGATGGCTCTCCGGCTCTGACGCCTGTTCCGTACAACAGCTCTTTCTCTCTGGAGAAGATCATTGATGGATGCTGTGACGTTCAGGTCGTTACTACCGGGACCCTTTCCGCCTGTGGCGTTCCGGACATGCCTTTCCTGATTGAAGTAGACCGAAACAATCTGGACAAAGTTGAACATCCGTGTCGAAATTATGACACAAACGGGAAGCTTCTAAAGCCTAAGGGCCATTCCCCTCCCCGAATTACGGAAATCCTAAGCCGATTCCGGTGATGGGGGGCTAGAAAAGAGCCTGCTAGAATTTACGTACGCCTCAGCCTAGGGTTTTTGGGGGGTATACGTACCTCCCCCCTAAGCTGGGGGTTTTCAGATGCTGTGGGGGGAAGATGGGGCGCCCGAGAACTCGAAGGAAAGTGCAGCTTCTGCTCACTTTTTGGGCAGACACTCCGGTTCGAGAATTGAAGAGGAAGAACTGCTGCTTTCTGGTGTACGGGGACATCCGAGACGCGGATAACCCGATCGTCGACGCTTTGTTTGAGCCGGAGACGCTGGAGCTTAAAATTCTCGAAGAAGCAACGAAGTAACCTAACTTGTTTACCATGTTTGAAGCCTGCATTTTTTTTGTGCAGGCTTCTTTTTTGGAGGTGCCATGTTATCAGAAAGAGCTGTCATAATGTTTTGGATCCCACTTCTTTTCTCTCTGTTTCTTGCTTTTCGTCCGGTACATCCCCAAACTTTCAATCAGAGACACGTAGCCTCCTCCGATACAGTGGCTTGCGATTCTGCTGAAAGTTTTATGCGCCTCATCTTCTTGGGCCACTTGCAGAAGGACATTGACGCGGCTGCAAAGTTTGCGATGGTTTCCTGTGTCAGCATCAAAAAGGGCCAAGAAGTTTTCAAGCTTTCCTGTTCTGACGATTACAAGACTGTCTTTTGTTTTAGGCGTGTGGGTGAGGTGGAGGTGTTGTACGGATGGGCAGATCATTTCGAACTTCTAAGGTAGACAACCGAGAATATCTGAGATCAATATATTTTTCTGGTTTGACCACACTCCAAGAATTGGCGGACGAACTAAATGTTACTCGTGAAGCTATTCGAATTCGCCAGATTCGAGGACTTCGAGCGCTATGGCAGAGCCAAGTAATCGCCAAGCGTCTTGGATTGACTCCACAAGAATTTTTGGAATATCGGGCCAGCAACCCACCACTGGCTGGATCTCTGGCTAGAGCATCCTACGAGGTAGAAAAAGATCCTCAGAAAGGAGTCGTCAGAAGTGGTCCAATGTTTATCGCAGTTGATAGATCTTCTCGCTTGTTTCGAGTACTGACGGAAAAGTATGAGCGTGAAAATGGGAAAGGGGAATAGCTCATGGACCGGAAAAAATTAGTTGCAGGTGGTGCTGTAGCTCTGGGAATTGGAACAGCAGTTTTTGTTACAAAACTTCTTTTGGAGCCGGAACCTGCACAATTGGTTGCTGTTACGGATGAGCATGGGCGGTATCACTTGGTTGTTCCTCTTCCCGAAAATGATTGCGTAGAAGGCGTGTTGTCTTTCGAGTGCCCCGAAACAAATGTCAACGCTTCGATCAGCAGCTTGGATGCGGCGTGGATTCTGGATTCCGTGGTCGGATCCAGAGATGTCGACTTGAAAGCTTGCGATGTAACTGGCGACGGAACTTGTTCGGCCAGCGACGCAGCAGCAATTTTGGCATTCCAAGTTGGAAAGCCAAATTCCTATTCTACAGGAAAATGGTTGGCCCCTCCGGTTCCAATAACTCTTTGTCCCGGGGATGATGTGCGAGTTGACACGACGGTGCGGGTTTTGGGGGATGTAACCGGGAGCTGGATTCAGGAGCAACAAAAAAATGAGAACAAAGACTAATAAAAATTGGACTCATGAAGACGCTGGTTGGTACACTCATCCCCAGCTTGGGGGCGTGTGTTGGGAAGAAGCTAGACCAATGCCTTTGCCCCAAGGGCGGATACTTTGTGGTTGGTACTGGTGGCCTAAGGACGGCAGTAATCCCTTGGGGCCTTTTGGATCTGCTACTGCGGCCATGGCAAAAGCTGAGGAGTTTGACGAATGCCAGCGTGCTTGGCGGGCCGGAAAACTGGATGAAGTATGAGCCAATCCAGTTTGTTTCGTCTTGGCACCGTGCAACTTTCTTCCGGACGACAAGCTAGTTGGAAAATCGAGTGCGATTCGCTTACGGCAGCAGACTGGGATTGTCTCGCACACATCGCAATCGAGCGGAATCTAGTTCGGCCGTTCGCTTCTGTGATTGGAGTACCTCGTGGCGGGCTGCCATTTGCCAATGCACTGCGACCATACGTGACGCCAGACGCTGATACTGTCCTTGTTGTCGACGATGTATACACAACGGGCCGCTCGATTTGGAAGGTCATGCTGAGTCCAAAAGCCGAGACTAGCGAATGTTTTTGTATGCACAGAGTCTACGGACTTGTTGCATTTGCCCGTACACCAATTCGTGGCGACATCATCAAGTCTATCTGGACACTTGGAGGCAAAGAATGACTGGGTATCAGTTGCAAAAGTGGGAACGAACCAAAGAATTAGCAAAACTTTGTAATGTCACATGGCAATTAAGAAAAGATATAGCATTTTTTACTGTTAAAGGTTTGTCCCTAGGTAGCTTCGAAACAGTGGACGAGGCATTTGCTTTCATGTGTGGCTATGAACATTACGCTTCAGAAATTAGCAGTGTAAAGATTTGTAAATGACAAACAATCACCGTCAGTTGCTGGAAGCGGGCTGGACTGTCGATCACGATGGTTGGTGGTGGCCTCCGAATCGCTTTTGTGGTTACGGGTATACTTTCAAGGAAGCTCAACGTTTATGGAAATTAGAGCAGGATAAAACAAAAGCTTCTGAGTAGGCTCCCAAACGCGACTAGCGCGAAGCCTTACCGTGAGTCAAGGCCTGAATCCTACTAGGGGAGTCCCCCACTTGACAAACGTTTGCCGTCGTGGTACACTCCTTCCCGAGCATGATCGTTTTCGGCCCAACGGAAAGGAGGTCAAATGAAGCTAATTTTTTGTCCTAAGTGCAACGATATTTTCAGACTAACAGGAACTTGTAGAAAGTGTGAGTGCAAAAATTCTTACGGATACTACGTAAATAACTTGTGTGCAGTAATTGGTGGCGATGCAATCCCTCTCGGAATTGAAAATTCGTCCTTCGTGGCAGCCCTCAGGAATCGCCCAGAAAAAACTTGGGGCTACAACTTTGAAGCTTTTGTCATTCCAAAGAGTTGTCCAACAATTCGGGTGGATTCAGATGCCAGTGAAAACGTTCCCAATCGTCCAAAAAGGATACAGAAAAAAGTTTGAGCTTTGGATTTCCAGCCCACCCTTGGAGAAAAGTATTGCCCGAAACGAAAAAGAGAATTCTGCATGGCCGGGACAGTACAAGAACTACGAAGTTCAGTTGGCATGGGAAGCTTTTCTACTTGGCGTAAACTTTAGAAAAAAGGAGGCTGCAAATGACGGACATGAAAGACGTGATTGAAATTCTCGAAGCTTACAAAACTTCTGTGTCTACTGATCTGGAACAAGCGAACTCGGAAATCGACAGCTTGAAGAAGGGAACGGACAAGCAGTTTGCGCGGATCATGGAACTGATCGCCGAGAGGGACAAGGCAGTCTCCGAAAAAGAAAGCTTTCAGAAACTTTACGAAGAGTCGACCTCGTTGGCTAACAGTCGTCTGGTTGTAATGGACAGACTCCACGATGAAATCGACAAATTGAGGGACGAAAACTACACCCTGTCGGACAAATTGAAAAAGCTCGAAGTAAAGTTTGTCGAATACCTGCGACTCGTGAACAACACTTTCAGCAAACTTTTCAAGGAAACAACCCAGCTTTCCGGTTTGATGCAGGCAGCAAAAGATACGAACTCTGATATTTTGGCCGAATACGTAAAGTAAGTTTTCAAAAGGAGGCTGCCAATGTCAGACAAAGAAGCGAGAATCGCTTGGATCAAGAAATACTGTCCCGGAGACGTTTACCTCGACTTCAGCGAATTGGAACCGTCGCCAGAGAATATTTTGGCGGCTTCCGAACACAGCCTCAACAAATGGATTGGTCTCCGAAACAGTAACTTTTACCATCCCAATGAAAGGCTCAAGTATTCGTGGCTCTACAGTGACACTTGTGCGCTCTGCTGTTTGATTCTGGAAAATAAGGAATACACAGACCTGACGTGCTCTGCGTGCCCGATTACTCGCCTGGGTTTTCGCGGGCTCAAATGTTCTTCTCCAAGAAGTGCATGGGAAGATGCAACAAGAAGAGATGTGATAGACCCGGAAACTCCAGAGTTAACTCCAATCGACCCGGAAATTATGATCACGGAATTGGAGGAGGTTGTGCGTAGCCTCAAGGTGGAACAAGGCCTGCTGATCGAGGAGGAAGAATATGTCGATTAAAATTACGACTCAGAGGTTGGAGGACCACAACGCTTGCAGCTTGGCAATCGACCGTTTCGAGTACCATTTCCCGAGAAAAACATTGACAATCAAGGAATGGACTCTAGAGCACCAGTTAATGCTTTTGAGTTCCGAATTTCGAATCCATTTCTCTTGGTTGGTGGAAAATTGTTTTATCCCCCAATGGTCGATGCGCAACGTTGACTTCAGTGACCAGTATCTAGTAGGTGCAGACTTCAGCAATTCAGATTTGACGGGGGCCAACTTTTCAAGGGCAAATCTTTTTAGAGCGAATTTCAAAAAATGCGATATTGCCAATGCAAAATTCGACCACGCAAACTGCACAGGGGTATTCCTGCGTTACAGCAGGAGTGGCTCTGCAACGTTTTACGAAACGGAATTCAACAGCGCTTATTTTTACGATTGCGATCTCCCCCGACTGCGACACGCAAAACTGGCTAACGCAACAATGGTAGACTCAAAAGTTCCAATCGGCTGGAAAGTTTTACCTCACGGACTTGTCGTACCGGAAAATCCCGAAAACCCAGACACAGGAGTATTCGCAGCATGAAACTCATCTATGAAGAATATGTTTCAGAAGCCGGGGAATCCTCTACAGAAAAACAAGTTTTTACTCCCAAATTAACTGTCCACGGCCTCGGGCGCCATCTTCTCGTGCTGGAAACCGACAGTAAAGAATTGCTGCGGCTCCAAGTGAAGAACTTCACAATAGACCTAATCCCAGAGTGAGAGCCCTAAAATGATTTGCCCGAATTGCGAAACAAAAGTTTACGGAGACGATCCCCTTCAATGCCCGAATTGTGACGAACCTCTGGATGAAGAACAACTCAAGAATTCCGAAAACTGTCCAACCTGTAAAACCGAAAATTGCTCCCACCTCCTGAGGTAAGTGGATGGAAACACAGACAGACAAGGGGCAGGGGCTGATAGCACCACCATTGCCTGCGGTTACGGTGGATGCGGTACTGACCAGCAATGCAGTTTTACCAGAACAGTTTTTCCAAACAAGAGCGCAAGAAACCCCGGAGATCAATCTAGCTCTAGCAATCCTCCAGCTAGCGTTCGAGGACTTGAGGTTATTCAACCCAAGGTTCGGAACCTGTCAACCAACCTACACAACTCTGAAACTTTTCCGCTCAACAAACCTCTGGTTCTTAGCCGAAGACTTCGATCACCCATTCTCTTTTCTCCGCCTCTGTGAGCTGTTCAACCTCCACGCAAAAGAAATTTTGTCCGCCCTCCTGACTCAGGGTATTTTGCTCCCGAAAAAGCAAGCCATGGAGCTTGTGGATAATTCTCAATTAAACCGTCCAAGGGGTAGATACCATCAGTTACATAAAAAGAGAGCCGAAGACTCCGAAAACTTTTTCCAAAAGCCTGAAACTTTGTTGCAAAAAGCCCTGTTAAAATATTTCGAAAGAACAAAATCTCGACGACAATCCATGGAATCCCGACTCAAGAAAGCCATAGTACTTATACAGTAAACAAATCAAAACAAATGTTTCAAAACCCCAAGCCCCTCCCCCAAAACGGAGGGGCTTTTTTTTGCCCAAAATTCCAAACAAATATTCCCAACCAAACAAAATATATCGAAGATTCAGAACCCCCCAACCCAAACACGGATAGGGAGAGGTTAGTACCCAATTCCCAGCTAGAACAAAACAAAAGATCAAATATCCAGAACCCAACCAGAGAGGATTACTAGGTAGAATCAATGAGGAGAGGAGATAGGAGGTAGGGAATAGGTGGGAGGTAGAAGAGAGGTAGGATAGTAAACAAATCCAACAAGGAAGGTTAAGTATACCCAACATCCAAGAAACCCAATAAAATCAACACAAAACACACTCCTACACCCCCCAACAAATATCCCCAACCCCCCACCAAACACCCCCAAAAAAACCAACCATAATCCCAAAACTCTCCATAGCAATATTTTAATAATTAAAAAACTTTAGGGTAATTGCCCAAAATCATTTACCATAAAAGCGCGGAATTTTTGCGAAGGCGTCAAGGATAGGCGCTAGCCACTCAAAGCCGTAAAGGAATAAACCTTTACGGCAGCGGAGCCCATCACCCCCCTCCGCTAATAGGCCTAGGGTGACTAGCGGCGCTAGATAGTCTAGCTACGAGCCATAGGCGGCTGAGGAGAGTTTGACGTTTGACAAACGTTTGCTGTTTGTGATATACTGCGAAGCATCTCGGGGATCTTCCCGACCGGACAGCCCCTAGAGGGCGGAAGGAGGTGTGCCATTAGCGAACAGGCTACGGCAGACGAGGCGGCTATATGGTAGCGACCCTGAAGCGGATCAGACGTTCGCTGTATTGGTGGGCCATCGTGCTGGGCGACATAATCGCCTTCCTCGAAGGCAACTACATAAAGCGGACGGTGCGCAAGAAAATCTTGCGCCAGACGGGTCGCGCAACTAACAACCTGCCGAGCGGAATTGGGCTGATCCAGTTCATGCTCAACGGTAAAACCAGAAGGAGGTAACGAACATGGAGCGGGTAACGAACAAGGCGTACACCGAGGACCGAGTTTTTCAGAAGGCCTG